CCGCCACAGGCGAGGAGTGGCAGGCGTGCGCTTCATGCGGCATCACATGGCGTTGCCGTAAGCGCCCGGCCGAGGACCCCGACTGGCTACGCTCGATATAGCGCGATGTAGCTCAACGGCACGTCAACCCAAGTATCAGTCGTGGCGTCCGCAGAGTGCACGAACATGGTGAAGTTGGTTGTTGTGATCGTGATAGCGCGTGAGATCCAACGAGCGGCGGCACCGGTTCCCGAGTCGATGTTCGTCATCACGGTCGGTGTACTCGGGAACGTGAATCCGAAGTTGACAACGGCCGTGAATGAGGACAGCGTTGTGAAGCTCATCGTGGTTGAACCACGGCGCGTCCAGTTCGTCAGGTTTGTCAGTGACGTGTTGATAACGACATCAGACGCTTCAAGAGCGGCAATGTCGGTGGCCTGATTCGCCACGGTGTTGTCCAGCGACGCCAGAGCAGCGTCCACTTGCACGGCCAGAATCGGAGACGATGTAGTAGGGCCGCCCGTCAGTGTCACGCCCGGCAGTGAACTGGGGGACTCATAGTCGAATCCGTAGTTACTCGTGTTCGGCATCGTACCCCCTAGTTGAACGTCGACACGAAGTACATGTGCGACATGCGGACAAAATCGTTCGTTGTGATGACGGAGTTCGCGTGCATGTCGGCGATCGTGATAACGCCGTTGGTAGCGATGTCAACGGCCCCCGATGTGGTAGTCGTGCGAATGAGGCACTGTGTCAGCTGGTCAGGGCGTGCCGCAACCGTATCAATCGTGCAGATAGTAGTGTCGGTGACGCCACCAGCGGAGTTCGCGGTGAAGGCACCGCCTGTTCGCTCCATGCTGATTCTGATACCCACCATCGGGCCCCAGCGCCGATACAGGTTCGTTGTCACGTTGTATCCACCACCAGCTGTGACTGCCAGCGTGATCCAACCAGTATCGGAGGGAGAAGCGGCGTCGAGTACCGCGATGTCCCCTTCCGCTGCCGCGAGGCGGCTGTCGATGCCTGCTAGCGCGGTCTCCACCTGTTCGGCGAGGATCGGCGTCAAGCCGTCAGAGTTGCCGGTGAGCGTGATGCCGGGCTTGCTCTGCGGCGTTTCGTACTCGAAACCGTATGTCGGTGTTTGCGGCATTACAGCACTCCCACGTGGATAACGACTGATTGGCGGGTGGCGATGCTGATAGGCGTTGACACGTCAAGCGGAATGCTCACCCGGTCAACGATGTGCACTTCGCGCGTCCCGTCGTTGTACACCACCCGAAGCACATCGTACGGTCGGACAGCGGGATTCGGTACCGCAGACAGGCCAACGTCGTAGGTCACGCCGAGCGTCTTTCTGAGGAGGTTCACAGCAGCGTTCTCGGCCTGCGATTGCGTAGTGATGAACGACGACGAGTAGAAGCGCGGGATGCGCCCAAACGGGCCACCGAAGAACGTCGGACTGGACGCTTGCGCGTTGACGGCCATGGCACGGACCGGCTCAATCTCATCCGCGCCTTCGCCGGTCACCACAACGGCGTTATACACACCGTCACGGGAGAGTGACCGATCGGCGTTCACCATGACGCCGCCAGGACCAGCGTTCACGGCCCATATGATGTCATCTTCTGACGGGATGTCTTTGAAGGTGAGCCGACCTTGCTCGTCCCAATAGAAGATCTTCCCCAGGCCGTCAGCAAGCGTCTTGAGCACTTCGAGCCGGGACTCTTCGGCGATGAGCGAACGACCGATGGTGGACAGGTCCGAGTCGTCATCCCAGATGATCACCGCAGCCGGATACACCTCTAGCACGATCTCGTTCACGATGTCACCGACTGCGGTTCCAGTGAGCCATTGGCGCGGCTGCGTAAACCGAGAGTCGATGATCGTTGCCATGCGGTCAACAAGATCGATGGTCAGCGGACCGTAAGCGGCATCAGGTTGCGTGGTTTGATTGATGCGGTAGTAACCCAGCGGCGCCCACTTCACGCCGAGCGCTCCGGTCTCGACGCCACGGGACAGGAAGATCTCACTCCCGTACGGTGCCAGGTCAAGGTCACTCGCCGTAGGCCAGTCTTCGGCAATGCTGACATCACCAGAAGCGCGGATATCCGCCGAAGCGTCGAATTCCACGCCGCCGCTGGTGACACGGAGCGGCGTCCCGGAAGGGTCCTCGCCGGTCTGGAATCCTGCTACCAGCGTCGCGCGGAATCGCGCCGTGTGCGAACCGGCGACGAGCGAGGCGAAATCTGCTGCGGTAACCACTACGATTGCCGTCCGTACATGCGTGTAACAGAGACGTACGCACGTGTAGCTCCACCAGTGGCTCGGAGGTTGACCGTTACGTTCGCGTCACTACCGGGGTTGTATACCGTTCCCCACCCGGGAACAGCGGCCACGCCTGCTCCTGTGCCTGTACCGGATGCGGCAACGGTTCCGTCAAACAGAATTTGCCAGTCTGCGTTTCCCCCACCGGCTGTTGTGACGAATACGCGATAAGAAAAGCTCGGGTGCCACAGGGAGTTGGTTCCCTCATATAGCCCGATGTAGGCCACTGACGTAGTGGAGGGGATGAGCGAAAACGCTCCGCTCCCGTCCGTCTCAGCCGAAGTCGAAGGCACTAGATAGTAATTCAAGTACGGCTGCGCGAGTCCCACTCCGGTTGCCGAGTCGTTCTCGAAAATGGCGTTACCGGAGGGGTCACGGATGAGAAAGCTGTTCTCGTTGGCGATCTGCAACGCGCGGGTCTCAGCAGAATCCCCGTAGTAGAGGATCGTGAGCGGTGTTCCGTCTGCTGCACTCCACCCGAAGTATGCCTGTACGACATCGGGGTTCTGTTTGGTCATGAAGCGGATTTGACCGAGGAAAAACGTCAAGTCGGAAACGAATTCACCGGGGTTCGACAGCTTACCGAGAATCCACCAGGTACCCACGCCTTTGGCGTTCTCAGGCGCCCAACCGAGCATGCCGACAATGTCACCCGGTTTCAACGCCAAGGCGTTGACACCTTCGACAATCGGAATGTCAGTGAGCGTGATGCCGCGCCACTCGATTGTATTGCGGAGCTCCCCGCCTCGCTCCCATGTCAGGATTTTGCCCTGACTGAACTGCACGCCCCGTGAAGGCGCAGGCGTCAGCAACGCCGCTAGATCGTTGTTGTTACGGTCACTCACAGTACTTCCCCAAACGAAGAAATGTCACCCTCTGCAAGCCAGAGTTCTTGCCACGTGGGCCACATCGCCCACACGTCTTCCCATGTCCCTTCCGGTCCGATCATGTCCCACAGCATTTGCCACGTGATCGTTGTCGGGATGATGCCGGTGAGGTCCGACGCCGCAACACGCGTGAACCCGACAGTCCATCCCCGAATGTTCGTGCCGCGAAGCGAGTGCCGCTCAATCGAGCCGTCCCACATCATGTAGCCGTCAGGGATGCCGGAGAAGTCAGTCGGGCAATCCTCTTCAACATCACCGGGTGGTTGCAAGTACAGGATGCCGCCGAACGTGAGCAGTGCTCTCACGCCGCGTAGCTCGGCGTTCGTGTCCGTGGTGAACGTCAACGTGAATGATCCGGAAGAACCCACGTCGGCAATCGCCAAGATCTCGTGACGGCCCTTGATATCGAAGAACCCCGCGCGGGAATCGCGGCTCAGCGCATCCCAGTCGACGCAATCAAGCGGGCGGTTCAGCAGCGGGAACGTGACAGACTTGAGATAGGTTTCCAACTGCTCCGGCGTCACGGACGCGGTCGCGCCCACCGTTGGCGGAATCGTGTTTGCCGCGATCGGTCCGAACCATTGCTCATACGGGTTGCCGGAGTCCTTATACCCACGGGCGTAGACGCCAGTACCGACGATGATAGAGGTGTCAGTGACGACAGTGCCCCAGTTCACCGGCTCTTCGTCGCCTTCTTCCCATGCTTTCCCCTGCAACGTCGATCCCTGTAGCCGGAATCGCGCATTCCATGGAATGCCGGGTGTCCATGTTCCGATCGCACCGGCATTGGCGATCTGCGTGTAGGCGTCGGCGATGAACTTTCCCATACGGAGTTGGACTTCGTACCCGTCAACCTCGGTCATGAAGCGTAGGTTCAGCTCATACGCGTTGTCAGCATCGATGGCGCGCAGACCCACCGCCCACTCCACTGGTCGATCAAGGAGGTTTGCAGGGTCCGGGTAGATCGCTGACCAGGTAATATCGCCGTCCGAAAGTCCCGGAATTTGATCGGTGACCACTTCGGCGATACGGCCGTTCGGTGTCGAATCGGTGATAACGCCTACGCCGTTGTTCACGTACATACTGAAACCGGTAGAAAAGTCGCCGAGGTTCCAGTTCTGCCCGGTGTCCGCAGTGCCCCAGTCGGTACCGGGGACAGGCGCAATCGTGATGATCGACGCTTGGGCGCCAACCGTCCAAGTCTTGCCAGTGGAGTCCACAAACATCGTGGTTCCAGCCGCCTGCGCTGCGAAGTCAGGGTTAGCGACGATCGCGCCCGCGATAGACGATCGCAGCTGTGCGTGGTGAATCTGCCCTGTGAACAGACCGGAAGTGCCAACAGCCCATGATCCGACTTCCAGCGGTGCGGTACCGGAGAAGTTGGTGACCGTCCCTGCGGTCACGACCGGTGTCCCCAACTGCACCCACGTGCCTTCAACGCCGTCAGTGGCCGTGTAGAACGTGACCGTGTGTCCTGCGGCCCCGTTGTCGGCGTCAAGCGTGGCGCGAACTGCGAGCCTGCCTTCGGTGATCGGTACCGATACCGTGGACGTGTAGGAGGTCTGCGTGCCGGAAGTGCCGCTCGTGGTACGCCAGAACTTCAACTTCCCCGTGGTCTCGATCGTCAACAGGTAGCTGCGCTGGTTTCCGGTAAGTACCCACTTGCCCATCAGGCCACGCTGCGTAGCCACCCACGTGGTAGTCGCGTCCACGCGGATATCAAGGTCTGTCGTCAAGTCAAGGGAGGCGTGGTCAGGCGTCGAAGCGTAACTTCCGGACGCCCCGGTGAGTTCCAGCGTGCCCGCAGAGGGGGAGGCGCGGTTGAACGAGTCGTAGAAGACCGGCGCGAGAATCCGATAGTCGTTGCGCACGTTCGGCGTGTACTCGTAATCGTCCACTACGGTTACACTCGCGGTGCCCATGGAGATGCCGCCGCGAACGTCCACCCATGTCACGCCCCCGTCGATGGAGCGCTGCAAGGTGTATTCGACGTTCGGAGTTGCCCCGTTGAGCGTGAGTCGCACACGTCCGAGGTCGGGGAGGTACTGTGCCGTCAATGTAGCCATTATGCGAGCCTTCCAGTACCAGCGCGGGCCCTGCGGAGTTGGTTGCGGTTCATCTCGTTCTGCTTCTCCACGACGATATCAGTCAACTCTCGCTCACCGATCTTGACGGTGAAATAGTTGTCGCCGCTCATACCGGTGGCGTTGATCGTGTCACCGCCGCGCGTGTCCTGGTTGTTGGCACCCGCGCGACTGAGCGCTGAGGCCAGTAGCGTGTCCACGCGGGGGTCACCGAGCGGCAAGATAGCTTCGTTGAATCGACCTTCACCGACCATTGCCAGTGTCGGGCCGGTGGCGAGTGCACCGCTGGCGAGGTAAGGGATGTTGGGTGTGCTGAACGTGCCACCCCCGACAGTGCCGAGCCCCGGAATGTCGATGGTGGGGATAGAAATCGAAAGGTTGTTCCAACCACGGATGATGGAGTTGATGACCGATTTGAAACCCGTTGCCAGTGGCGAGAACAAGTTGGAGAGTGTACCGCTGATTCGGCCGTAAAGACCCTTGATGAAGCCTACAAAGGAGTTCCAAGAGTCCTTCATACCACTCAGCGCCGATGAAACGACCGATTTTACCGTGTTAATCCCATTTTTAAGCGGCGTGAACACGCGAGAGTTGATCACCGACCAGGCAACCTGGAAAGCCGTGGAAAGGAATTTCCACACGGTCACCATTTCTTCGACTCTCGATTGCACCGCTTCTTTGATGAAGTTGAAAACGACGGCCAACCCCTCGCCCGCGCTCTGGAACTGCGCTACCACCCATTGGATGGTCGCGCCCAGCCCCGACACGAGGAGGTTGATAAGCAGTTCGATAATGGGGATCACGTAGGGAACGATCACGTTCTCTACCAGCCACAGCAGAATGTCGCCGAGGACCTGGATGATGGGACCCAAGATGGTGCCGACGAGGTCGGCGATAAGCCCGAGAATGGAGAACAGCGGCTGTAGGGCTTCGATGAGTGGTTGCACCGCATCAAGAACCACCGTGATGATGGGTGCCAGTGCCTCAAGGATGGCGGCAACAACTTCAATCGCAAGACCGAGCTCGGTACCAAGAATTTCGGCAAGCAACTGGATAATGGGCATGATAGTAGTGATCGCGTCGACCAGGATCGGACCGAGGAGTTCGATCACGCTGGTCAACGGCGCGATCAGTGGCTGAATCGCAGCGGCTACTACGTTGAGTAGTGGAGCGAGCGCGGTGAGCACGGAGCCGACGAGTTCCGACAGCGGACCCAAGAGCGGCGATACGACGCTGAGGATGCTTCCCAACCC